GCTTGGCGTTAATGCCCGCAATCATGTCTTTGATAAGCGTCGGGGTGACGGGTTTGTCTGATGCCCACATATGCCCTTCGGCGATGGTGTCCGCCAGCACCTGCGCGGTGCGGGTGTAGTTCTCAAACAGGAACAGCGGATCGTCAGAGCAGGTGCGCTGCCCCCAAAACTTAAAGCCGTCTTTGCGGATAAGCGTGGTCACGCACGCCTGATTCAGCAGGTCGGCATCGGTGCCGGTGGTCTGCAAATCCCAGTACACGCTGGCAGACAGACCGGTGACGCCGTTGATGCCGACGTTTGAAAGCGTTTTATGCCAGCCGGTTTCGGCGTCGATTTTGGCACGCAGGCCGAGCGCGTAAGCCGTCGCGGGCGCGATGTCGCTGGCATTGGTGGTGGTGTTCCAGGACACGAAATCAGGCCAGACAACCATCAGCTCACGCTGGCTGAAATTGTCGCGGTACTTGATGGCATCGGACACGGTTTTACATCCCCAGGCGCTGACGTAGCCAAAGGCGCGCAGCTGCTGACAGACGGCGGCGAGCGCCGTGGCGACTTCCTGATTATCAAGCCCTGGTACGCCGAGAATGCGCGGCTTTACGCCGAGTTCAGTTTGCGCAGACAGCAGGGCTTTCATGCCGGTATACATGCCGGTTTCGTCCGAACCGCCGATAATGTTGGAGGTGGTTTCCGCGTCGGTTTCGCCCTCTGCGACGCGGACAACGACGACAACCGGTTTCGCCTGGTTGGCGATGGCCATCAGTGAGGCGCGGAGTGTGCCGGTTTTACCGGCCTTGCCTGCGGCGGTCAGTACATTGGTAATGAGTACAGGCGTATCCAGCGGGAACGTCGCTGCGTCGGCATCGTCGCTGGTGCAGACCATCCCGATGATGGCGGTGGAAACGGTGGAAATAACGCGGGTGCCGTCATTGATTTCAACAACGCGCACACCGTGATGATAATCAGCCATGGTGTTTTTCCTGTGATTAATAAGCCAATCAATCATCGCGTGTTGTGTACGCTCAGGCACGGCGGGAGGGGAGTGTGGGGAATGGCACAACGTGGCCGTCTCCCCGCCCATAACAGGGAGACGGCTGAGGTAATAAACCTTCAGAACATGTCAGGCGAAGACATCAATCTTTGTCAGTTTTGGGGTAACGGATATTTTTTTATCCGTTTCCCCCGAGCTGGATGTTTTTTTATCACCCCCTTCTTCCATTTGTTTTTGCAGTAACTGCGCAAGTTGTTGATAAAGAGCCTCTAGTTGTTCTTTCAGCAGTGCTTGCTCTTCTTTTGAAAGACCTCCTTCTGCAATACGCTCGAGAACAGTTGAAATTTTCTCTTGAATATCATGTATCTGTGCCGAGATATCCTTTTTAGAATGTGACTTACCAACTTCATTGTCTGTACTTATCGGATTGCCACGCATGCCTGTATCTATAACCATATAATCCCTCCTTTTATGAGTTAACTACTGATAATTAATCGGAGCATGATTAAAAAGGATAAGCAGGCCAGGCAATATCCGGCGCTGCTGATAAATCCAGCCGGTTCAGGGCAATGCGGTATTTTTTCCAGGCGGTCAGGCTTGCCCGTTCCGCCTCCGTCGCGTCGTCAATATCGACGGCATCCTGCAAAGGCGCGATAGCCGCGTTTGCCTTTGCCATCAGGGCTGACAGTGTGGCGGTTGCCTCGGCTTTCAGTTCCGCCACGGACGGGGCGGGGATATCTGCCCAGGCTGGCAGCCCGTCGGTGCCAGCAACCCGCACTTTCCCTTCCGGCGGGGGAAGGGTTTGGTATTCACGGTAAACGACATCACTTACCGCCACCCCATCATCAGGCCAGCTCCCTGCGTCGTCGTACACATCCCGCAGCTCACGGGGATAAAAGCCGTTAGTGAGCGGGCTGTATACATAAAGACTTGACGTGATTGCGCTGTAATAGTTACTCATGTTATCCCCTTACCAGCCGGTGGCTTCCCAGTAACTGCCGCCGCTGTCCTGACCGCAGGTGAAACCGATGTTATTAATAATCTGTGCCGTGCCGTAGTTATCATTGAAGGTGCCGTTACCGCCGTTGAGGACAGTGACCTGGACGTTGGCGCAGGTATTCGGGAAGGGAATGGGGAAATTCACCGTAGACCAGCCGCGACTCCCTTTATTGACGACGCCCCATTGCTTAATCATTCCGGTATCACCGCAGCGCCACCAGCCGCCGCCGAGGTTGGCGGTATTGGTATTGACCGGCTGCCGGTTGTTGGGGCTGTAAACCCGCTGCCCCCTCTCGAAAACGCCACCGGTATCAGCATTAATGTTGCCCTGGGCATTTAAGTCACCGACACCGGAAAATCTGACATAACCCGTTTGCTGCGTGTTGTTGGAGTTAACAGTACGGAATGCGAATCCACCCACACCGCCGCCACGGTTATTAATAAAATGAGACTCCCCCTGACCGCCGGTTTCATTCCATCCGATAAAAGTGCCTTGCACTTCTTTTCCAGGGTTTGCGGGCTGAGTGGCACTCAGATAGGTAGCATTAACATAGCCGCCGACGTTGCCCCCTGATTGGGGATATGCGCCAACATTTGCCGCCGAAATGCCGATATCCTTGGTGCCATCAAAAGCCACACCGGCAATCTTGCGTGCGGTGGCAAGCTTTGACGCCGCGACGGCTGTGCCACCCGATGGCAACGCACCGACGTCACCAGCTGTCGGCTTGTTTGCCTGACCGTACATTTCATTCCAGGCAGACCATGGACCATCAACGCCGTTCCACGCTCCGGTTGCGTAGCGGGTGAACTGCCGCCCGTTACTGTTAAAGGCAATTTGCTGCGTCGCATTCGGACCCCAGGTCACGAAAATAACCCCGACAAAACCGTTCATCGGATAGCCTTTGTCCGTGGTCGCCGCAGCAACGCCTGGCACGCCGTAATGCCCAAACATGCCGCTGCCGCGCAGGGTGTTCGGGGTATCCGCTGCGGTTAAGTTCGTGCGGATTTTAAAGGCCGTCGCAATTTCATCAGACAGCGCCTTTTCACTGGCGGCACTTTGTGCGGCTGACCACGCGCCCACGTCGGCAGCAGTGGGTTTGTTGTTCGCGCTGTAGGTCGGCACCCATTCCTTCCATGGACCATCTGCACCGTTCCAGTCACCGGACAATCCGCGGTTCCAGATATTGCCGGTGAACGTGACATACATCTGCTGACAGCCGTAGGCGCCTGGTGTCACGTATAACGTTCCTGCGATGCTTTGAGGGTAATGCAGTGCAGCCGTCGCATTGACGTTTTTAGGCTGCGAGTAAATCGCCGTGCCTGAATTGCCGCTGGCAAAACCCAACGTATTAATATCTGTGCCGGTCAGAATAGACGTGGGGACGTTAACGGAATTGACGGCGCTGACCTGCACCCAGTCGCGCCATGGTCCGTCTTTGCCATTCCAGGACGCATTCAGCGCGCGCGTCCACACCATGCCGGTATTTTGCACCGTGTAACGCTGCAATACGCCGCCCGTCCAGGACGCAGGGATCACCTCCAGCACGCCCGCCGCCTGCGAACCTGCCGGATAGCCGTTTGCTACCGTGGCATTCGCGCCGGTGCTTTGCACATACAGGCCAATTTTTGCCAGATTAAAGGTGTTGATGTTGGCGGTGCCCAGAATGGCAGAAGCGACAGGAAGCGCCCCCACCTCAGAAGCCGTCGGCGGGTTGGCAGTGTCGTAAAGTTTGCGCCATCCGAACGGCAGCACGCCGTCGGTCTGACGCCATTGCCATCCCGTCGGATCCGTTTTACTGACAACCCCCACGCGCACGTAAATTGTGCCGCTTGTGCAGTGCAGATACTGGGTCAGCGCCGCCCCCGCGTCATACCAGCGGCGATAGGTCATCAGCGTATCCGCCGCCTGAAAGGTCGCGCCCAAAGGGTGATCATCAAAAAAGCCCGCCAGGGTGACGCCGCCGGTCAGTGCAACAATCGACGGGTCATAAATTTTCTTCACCGTGGCGTTATCGACGTTCATCAGAATATTACTGACCGCGCCCACGTCCGCCGCCGCCAAAGTGATATCAGCACTCAGCGCTTTGTTATTTACTTTGCGGGTGGAAGGTACGCGGGTGTTGGCATTGTCGTTGGCGGTCTTCACCGCCTTTGGCGTCGCCGCCAGCGTTTCGCTGGTACTGCTGACCGAGCTGTTAAGCTGCACAAAACCTTTTGCTGTCAGCGTACCGTCGGGATGGTTACGGGATTTTTCATGCGCCGCCAGCAGGTCATTCACATACTGCTCAGTCGCCATAATCACCGAGTCATCGATCAGCAGGCTGATAGCTTCGGTGTTGCTGACGGCAATCACCATCCGCAACGTCTGCGTGCGGCCTGAACCTTCTGCCAAAGTCGGCTTGTACGTGTCCGCCATGTTGCAGACGGCAATCAGTGCGCCATCGTCGGCAAACAGCCCCATTTCACGCATCCAGAAGCCGCCGACGCTGGCAGAAATCACCGCCTCAGCAATCACCCAGTTGCCATGGGTCGGATCCAGCTTTAAGGAATTGAGCGGCGTGCGGTACACCTCTTTAACCAGTTTGGTCTGCGTGGCGACGGGTGTGGTCGCCTTGCCGTTGCCGTCACCGACGGCAAGCTGCGTAATGTTGATGTCAGTCCCCGCTGCAATGGCTGCCGCAATGCGCGACTGCCCGAGCGTGGTGACAACGGATTTAAATGTGCTCATATCGTCCTCTTATGCGGGGTAAACGGTCAGCAGTTCGCCAAGGTATTGCGCCGCGCCAATGTAAACATCGCCTTGAATGTCCTGGGTGATGGTCAGCCCGATCAGATGGCGGCTGGCAGGCTTGGCGTCAGCAATCAGCCGTTCCATCTCTAAATACATTTCTTCGGTGATGCCGGTTTCCAGCACGCCGATATCCAGGCGGAACGTGCCTGGCTCGTCATTCGTTTCCCACCATTCGGTCACGTTAATCAGGTAGCCGAGCGGCTCCACCACGCGCCGGATAGCGCCGATGGTTCCCTTATGGCAGTGAATGAACCAGGCTGACTGAATAACGCGGCGCTTGGTGGCGACAGGCCAGTTTTCATCCCAGCGGTCAACCGACAGCGCCCACGCCAGGTAAGGCAAAAACTTTGCCGGACAGGTCAGCGGATCCCATAGTTGCCGCAGCGGCACCGGCACGTTTTCAAGCTCCGCGCAGGCATCGGCGGCGGCGACTTCCAGCGCGGAGGAACCGGCGGGCAGCAGGCGATCACTCATCGTAACCGCCCACTTTCAGGGTGTAAGCGGTGCAGAATGACGCCTGCGTTTTATCCAGCTCGATGTCAGCGGCGGGACTTTTCAGCTCCACCCGCTGCACGCCTTCAACGTGGAGCGCGGCATAAATGGCGGACAGCCGGATGTCGCGGCCTAAACGGTGCTGCGCGGTGGTGTAGGCGATAAGCCTGGCTTCGGCGGCTTCGCGGATGGGTTCGGCTTCCGGACCAGGGAACAAATACAGCACGGCGTCAATGGTGTAACTGACCACGGTGGCAGACTGGACGGTCACGCGGTCAGCCACGGGGCGCACGTTTTCATCATTGAGCGCGGCCTGTACTTTCGCCAGCAGGTCGGCGGGCGCTGTGCCGTTGCCGGTCTGTGCCAGCACGGAAATCGTCACGCAGGCAGGCGACGGACTGATGACCGAAATATCCGCCACCCGCCCGTCAGCCGAGCGCCCGTGAAACTCATACGCGCCGACCGGACCGGCTACGCTCAGCCCTTCAAACGCCTGCTGCGCCCGGATACGCAAATCTGCATCGCTTTCCATCACCGCAGCCACGGCGGGCACGCTGACCGTATCCGCAGGCGTGATGGTCAGGCGTTGTACGCTGAACGTCGCCGCGATGTTGTCCAGGTCTGCGCCGGTGGCGTAGGCCAGCATGACGGCCTGCGCCGCCTCGTTAACCCGCTGACGCAGGATCACTTCGCGGTAGGCGTTCTCCTCCAGCAGCTTCACAATCGGCTCAGACTCCAGCGTCAGCGTGCGGGCGATGGCGGCCTGCTGGTCTTCGGGGTAAAGCGACACCAGCGTGGCTTTGCGCTCCGCCAGCAGAATTTCATAATCCAGCACCTCCACCACGTCGGGGGCGGGTAACTGGCTCAGGTCGATAGTTGCCATAATTCAGCTCACTGGAAGGGTTAAGAAGATGGCGGCGGAGGTGTCTTTGCGGGTGCCGGTGAGTTCAACCACGGCTTTGCCGTCGTAGGTGGTTTCAAAGGTGATGCCGGTCAGGCTGACGCGCGGCTCCCATTTGAGGATCGCGCTGTAACAGGCCGCCATGATTTGCAGGCGCAACGCCGCATTCTGCGGGCGGTCAGTCAGTTCAGACAGCAAGGAACCATAGTCACGGCGCATGACGCGCGAACCGACGGGCGTGCGCAAAATGTCGCTGACCGACTGCTGAATGTGCGCCAGGTCTTCGACGCTGCGCCCCGTGTCGCGAGCAAGTCCGATGTATTTCGCGTTAGTCATTCTTGAACAATAAATAGAGGCCAATAACACCCACCAACCACCAGCCAGGCGTCCCGTTTGCCAGCATGACGCCCGCTGTCGTTGCAGCGAAAACAGACAGAAAAACTCTTAGATTCTTACTCATACAATCCTCTTTATGTTGTCGGTGCGCCGGTGCTGCCGCCGCCCGTCTGGACGCCGCTGTGTTTATGGGTATGAACAACGATGCCGTTTGACGTGATGCTCCCGTCTGAATGGGTGAGGTTGCCGGTCATGGTGCCGCCCTTTTTAATCTCGATGGTGGCGGTGGTGAGTTTGTTGGTGCAGACCACTTCCGGCGTGTCGAGTGTGATGCGCGTTTTCGCCGTGCAGGCAATCAGCGGGGCAGTGACTGATACCTTATCGGCAGCGTTCACCGTTGCAGACTTGATGCCGGTTGCCAGCAGCGCGCCGGTTTTGGGTTCGTACTCAATCACCGCGCCGTCAGGGAAAGTAACGTGTACGGCATCCGCCGAGGCGGAAGGGGCGGGAAATTCATCAGAGAAAACGCCGGGCATCACAAAGGCGGTGTCGAGTTCGCCGCCCAGGCAAAACAGCAGAACCTGTTCACCGGCGGACGGCGCCCACCAGGAACGGGAGCGCCCCGCGCGGGAGGTCAGCCAGTGCAGCCAGTCGGTGACGTTGCCGCCGGTGTTCACGCGACAGGTGCCCGCAACCAAATCCACCTCGGCAACGGTGCCAATACGGATCAGATTGCGCAGCAGGCGCGGAAGGTCGTTGTTTGGGATGGATGTATTCATGGATAAAAGAATGCCGGCAGTGTGGTTACTTAGACAATTAAGTGAGATTGTGGCATCGGTAGTACAACGAGGATAAGATTTGGAGTTAGATATTATCTTAAGAGTCTTTGATGTATTATGCTTGTTATCATGCTGATTTATATAGAATTTAATTTTCATAAATAAAGGATTTAATCAAATGGGACAAGACCTTTGGGTTTCTAAAAGCACCGGTGAAAGAAGAAAAGGAACAGGTTTTCTTGATTTCAAAAAAATATTTACCGATAAGATTACCGCGCAAGTAATTTATGAAGCTTTAGTTTCTTGTTCAGCACAGAGTAATGCCTCTGATGCTAGGCAAGCTCTAATAGAAAGGGATTTTGATAGTGCTGGTGTTGTTGATGCTCAGGAGAATATTATTGGCTTCGTTATGACTAATTCATTAATTGACGGTCAGGTCAAAGATTATCTTATTGAGATTAAGCGCGATCGTGTAATTTCAGATTCGACACCGTTATTTGAAATTTTCAATGTTTTAAAAAATAATGATTTTGTATATGTAAATTACATTGATAAAGTCGTGGGTATTCTATCTAAGGCTGATCTAAACAAGCCGCCAGTAAGAATATATATATTTGGCCTGATTTCATTGTTTGAAATGCATCTATCTTATTGGATAAAACATTATTTCCCTGACGATTCATGGCAAAGTGTTCTGAGCAAAGGAAGACTTAAAATCTTAGAGGGAGTTTTTGCCAAAAGGCGTGGGAATGGAATGAACCAACAGTTAACTATAAAAGAATGCCTTCAGATATGTGATAAAAAAAACATATTGTTGAACAACCAAAAATTCATCGATTTTTTTGGTTGTTCGAAAAAGAAATTTAAAAAATCAATGGAGTCTATAGAATCAATTAGGAATAACATTGCACACGCACAAAATTCCATTTTGGAGGGCTCTAATATTGAAATAATGAGTGATGCATTGAATTTTTGCGAGCATTTTCTAATTCGCTCTGATGATGCAGTTCTTGAACTCGCAAATAATTGATTAGTTATCCAGTTAAAAATTTAATCAATTCATCTTCCACAATTTTCATATCTTCCGCGTCCAGTCCTAACAACGGGCGCGCCGGATACTGCATTTCTTTTGCACGGACAGACGGGCGATCCCGCAGCCCGTACTGATGCACTTTTGCCATCCGTTGTACCTGTCCGGTAAATTCCACCACCGCGTCGTCAGCGGTGCCTTTAGCTTTCATATATTTTGCCGTGCGCAATCTGGCGAACATTTCCCGTTTAATGCGGCCTTTCTTTGCCCGCAACGGCTGCGGGCGGCGCGGAGTGAACGGCTGCCCTTCCGGCGTGACCTGTTGCTTAATGCGCTGCTGCTGATGTTTGCGCAGGCGCTTCGCAATCGCCGCCGCCATCGCCTTCCGGCTTTGCGGTGACAGCGCGGCAATCAGCCCCGCCAGACGGGTATCAAACGCTGACAGCTCACTCATGCCACTGACTCACTAATTCACCATGCAGATACAGTTCACGCGGTCTTTCCACCGGCTCCGGCAGCGGCGGTTCTGGGAAATGCTCCACATACAGACCGGCATCAATTTGTTTGACGATCACCCGCTCGGTAAGCTGCACATCAATCGCGATATCGTAGGAACCATCATCCAGCATATCAGCCTTAAATTTAAAGCCGGTCTGCTGCTTTTCCGGTGTCGCCATAATGTCCGGCTGGTTCTCACGCAACCACGCAAGGATCGGCACAATAATCAGATCGCAGTCCTGGGCAAAGTTGGTGATCAGCAGCTCGGTCTGATACTGGTATTCGAACGACAGCGAACTGGCTAACGTGGAAACGATACGCCCGTTATCCACAAACATCCGCAAGGTGTCGGGACTGGTTTGCAGCACCGGCACCGCATCAGTTAACGCTTTTCTCAGTTGGGCGGGTTTTAACACGGTGTTCCTCCTGGCATTGTTTGACCGCTT